GGGATAAGTCTACTAGGAGAGTGTTCTTGTTCCACCGTGACGACTGGACTTGGCCAATTTGGGTATGGGATGATCCCCTCGGACTGACTCGATTCTTCCCATACTTCGTGATTGGTTTCACGATGGGGACAGGCGGTACTGTGACTGCTGGCGAGACTGCGTATGTGCTTGACCAACAAGATGAGGTAAATGATATCAACCGACAGATTGCGAGGATTAGACGGAGCGTGTTCGACTACTTCTACTATAACAGCGATGTGGTTAGTGCGGATGAGGCTGAGAAGTTCATTACAGCACTGCGTTCGCCTGTACATTCAGGGAATAAGCATATTCTGGGTGTGAAAGCTGGGGAGGGTGGTAAGATTGCGGATATGATTCAATCGTTTCCACTGCCAGCAATTCAGTTTGAGGAGCTATTCAATAAGAAGAACACGCTCGATACGATCAATCGAGTTACTAACACTAGTGACGCGCTTCGAGGCGTTCAGTTCAAGACTAACACGAATGTGGCTAGCGTACAAAGCTATCAAGAGAGTATGAGGCTCAGCGTTGGCGCTAAAGTCGATGTGATTGAGGATGTAGTCGCCGATCTGGCTCTAGCACTGGCTGAACTTGCTGTGCAAAACTATAGCCAAGAAGATGTAGCTAATCTAGTTGGTGACGAACTTGCTCAGGCTTGGCAGAATTCGGACGTAAAGACGTTCACACAGAAATACAGCATTGAGATTGTCGCTGGTAGCATGGAGAAGCCGAACAGTGTCTTCCGCAAGAAGGAGGCGACAGAGGTGGCGCAGACTGTCGGGCAGTTCGCAAGGGCGGCTCCTGGAGCTGTATCGAAGATTATGCTTCGAGTACTCCAGGGGGCATTTACGGAGGTCAACATTAAGCCCGAGGATTGGGCCATGCTCGATCAGGAAGTGAATGCAAACCTGCAGAAGGGTATTAGTCAGCCACAGGGAGGAGTACCGCAAGGAGCAGCACCACCAGCACAAGGACCAGCGCCTCCAGCACAAGGACAACCACAGCCACAGGGAGGTGGTCAGGCTGATGCTGTGATGGCTCAGGCACGACAACTACCACCGGACAAGCAACAAGAAGTGATGAAGATGGCTAATAGTGGAGCACCTCCGCAGAATATCTTGAAGTTCATTCAGCAGCAAACAGGAGCAAACAATGGCTAAACCGAACCTGCCAGATGAAGCGGCAGAGGATACAGTATTCTCGAACCTTGGTTTATCCCGAGAAGATCTTGGGATGGACCTTGAGGGTAGTGGAAACGAAGACCTTGAGGGAAGTGGGAATGAGGGTGGCGACGAGCAAGGCTCTGGTCAGGAAAACCTAGAACAACCTCGTGTGACTCAAACGAGGGAGCAACAGCCACAGCAACCGTCGCGACTTCCTGCCAACGCTGAGGTTAAGCCGGATGGAAAAGGCAATCTTGTTACGGCCGATGGAAAGATTGTGGCAAAGGCTGGTAAAGAAGCTCGACTTTATCAAGACCTTCATAAGACTCGCGGTCAAGCGCAAACGCTACAAGGACAGCTTGGAGACGTTACATCTCGGCTGCATAAAGCCGTTGAAATCGGTCAACGTGTCCACCGAGATTTATTGGATGCACAACGGCAAATTGCGTCCGTTAAGCAGTTTGGACTTGACCAATCGGAGCATTTGACTGCTCTTCGACTGTTTAAGGAGCTTCGGGACAATCCTCAGCAGGCTCTAAAAAACATCTTGACAAGAGCCGCTACAAATGGTATAAATATAGCTGAACTTGGAGGCACCGCGCCGCTCGATCCGAAAAGTTTGATGGATGTGATTCGGCAGGAAATCGGGAATGCGGTTGGCCCTCTAAAGGAACGTACTGAGGCAGAAAGAACCAGAGAACGCCAGCAGGCTCAAGACAATGAGCATCGGCAGAGAATAAGCGGCGAGATTGATTCCTTCTTTACTGCGAACCCGGATGCCAAGCAATACCTTCCGGTGTTTACTCAGACGATCAAGCAATTCCCTGATATGACGCTTGGGGAAGCTTGGGCTAGAATACAGCTTCATCTTGCTACGAACCCGCAGCCGCGGCGTCAATCCCAGAACTCGCCAAATGGGCGAAGTCTCCCGTCAGGTCGCCAAGTACCTCCACAGGGAAACAGCGACATAGCACCAGTGTCCGATTCGTATGAAGCTATCGTAAAGGCGGCACTCGACGGCGCTGGTATTCGTTAGTGTGACTCACACAGGAGACGATTAAAATGGCTGCCCTTGACACCGTGATCAATGCAATGCTGACACGGAGTCGCGCAAAGCTTATCATGGCTTCAGCGATCTCTGGGACTGTCAGCGCTTATCTACATGCTAAGAAGCGTGTAGTCGTGGAGGATGGTGGTCCGTCGATTACCAATCCTCTGATTGTTGGCCTCAACCCCAACGTAACGTCGATGCAGTACTACGATCAAGTACCCGTCGCACAGACGAACGAGTTCACTACCGTCTCGTACACCATGAGCCGCGTCGTGGGTTCGCTCATCATTTCGGATCAGGAAGAAGATGAGAACCAAGGCCGTGCGGTTATCTTCAAAATCCTTAAGGGCAAAATCATGGCCCTTGACGAAAGCATCTCACGTCAGTTCGCGACGTACCACACCTCAATTGGGACTGGTACTGACCCAAATGGGCTGGGAAATCTTATCCCTGCAGACCCCACCACCGGCTCTGTTGGCGGTATATCGCTGGCGTCTGAGGCACAATGGCGGAGTTCCTCCTATAATTTCGCCGGGACTCTTACACCAGAGAATATCGAGGAGGCGTTCGACGATATCATCGAGCTTGATCTGAACAGGAGCAGTGATGGCCAGACTAGTCCGAAGCCTACGGTCATCTTTGCTGGCCGGAACATCTACCGTATGCACAAAGCTGCCGCTCGGGATAAGGCAGTCATTAACCTCAACGAGACTGGTACCGGAAAGAAGCTCGTCAATCTTGGCATCGTCGGAACCACGCATAACGGTGTCCCACTCCTGTTCGATGAGAAGCTTAGCGCAAACGTCGCGTACTTTGTGAACGAAGAGTATCTTACGCTGCACGTTCTTCGCGGCGTCAACATGAAGATCAAGCAGTTGGTCGCTCCGTGGGATACGGATGCGATTGGTCGCCGTGTGGTTTGGGAAGGGCAGCTTTGCTCTTGGCGCCAGTACCGCACTCACGCATACCTGACAAACTAGTGTGAGTCACACATGATTACTCCCGGTATGAATGGCGCAAGGCTCGCTTACGTAGTCGTCGATCTTAGTCAGACGCTCGGCACCGTGAAGCGGGAAGTCACGACATGGACGAAGCGTGATGGGCTTAAGAGGAAGATGGTTGAGCAGCCTGCGGGCTACTTGGTCTATTTTCCTCGTGGACACGTCATTCGTCTCCCTGACAAGGAGGCACTTCGTCACTACGGTCTGGATGGCAGGCCCCCTATCATCAACATGCAAGGGTTGAATGATCCCAACAGTCCGATCGGTCGGATGCTTCTCGGCCAGGAGGAGGACGCACGAAGGGGTGCGATGGAGACGCTGGAGAAGCAGGTCATCAGGCTCGCAACGGCTAAGACAGGGCCCGTCGTGATGCCTGAGCAACTTGAGCAGGAGGCTGCATAATGTTTCAGGATCGCAACTTCTTTCAGCAGGGCATCAATACCTATGTTCCTGCGTGTCAATACGCGGCGGCTGTGAGTCATCTCGGTCCGCAGAGGTTCCAACTAGGCACTCCTGCAACAGCCTCAGCGACCTTTGTTGGTACACTCATTGCCGGTGCTACTGCTGGTGGCGCTGTCGTGGGTACCAACATCTACTTCGCGACACCGAAGCTGATGGACGCTCGCTATGGTCGTACCGTCACCGTCACCCCATCAGCCGATCCTACAGGCGCTGGTGCTACGCTCGCAATCTTTGGTTATGACTACTTGGGTCAGCCAATGATTGAGAATATCACGCTCCCGAACGGAGCGGCTGCGCTAGTCGCTGGACTTAAAGCGTTCTACCTAGTCCTCGGAACTCGTGTTGTGTCACTCGCTACAGCAAACATCACGTACTCCGTCGGTTCTGGGCTTCGCCTCGGTCTGCCGTACAAGGGCAGGATCGTAGACATCAGGGAAAATGCGACTAACCTGACCTATGCGCAGATCAATACAGCGCATAA